TCTCTAGGGTTTGATCCCTTAGAGCTATGACTTAACTACAACAAGTCCTCGTTCAAAAAGTTCACCAATGGTTGCGCGGTGCGCCTGTTCCCACATCTCAATCCTTGCGTCTTTCGATAGTGTGCTAGATGTATCGGCTTCCGCATGGCAGCGAAAACAGAGGCTTGCAATGCGAAAATCGGATGATTTAAGTCCACGACCTTTTCCATCTCTAAGCTGGTTGGAATGTGCAGCCACGACAGTTCCATCTTCTACCCCACATATTTGACATGGTAATAGTCTAGCAATTTCTAGGAGTTTTTTGTTTCTATACATTTTCTAAGGTATTCGTTTTCTTCTCTTGTTTTCTTTAGTAACTGAGATAAATGGTGTGCTGTCTTTAGCATCTCGTTATACCTATTTAGGTATAGGTTGTAATTTGTAGAATCCACTATTTTGTACCAATCCGTATAGAAATGTAAACAATAAGAAACACAATAAATGCCCAGATGTAGACAAAGTCGCTATCGAGCATGACTATCTACAGACCGATTAGTAGCCTCTAAACTGCGCCATATCTCGACTTTAAGTTGTGCAGCAGTCAGCATCCACTTAATCTTTTCCTCGCACTCCACAGCCTCTTTTAAGCCTTCTAGCAGACTTATATACTCAGGATCAGCATAAGCATCTACCTCGGCTGCTGCAACAGACTTAGCCGATGATTTAGACATAAGAATACTGCGTTTAGACTTTAGAAAGTTCTCTAGGTAGATTCTGTTTGCCTTGGCTTTAGCAAAGTCTCCTGAATACTTCATTATGTACTCTACTGCTTTTGTTGGATCTATATCCATGTATCTCCCCTATTCCCTTTTAACCATTGATCTTGGAAGTCTAATAGCAAATCTTTATCAAGATTGTGTTCTGATAAATATTTCCTAAACTTTTGCAAGCCCCACTCCTGTCTCCACTTGCACAACTGCCGAACTCCGCATTGTCTCATATGAGTTAATTCGTTCACCTATCCACCTCATTACTGGTACAGCCATAGAGTTACCTAATGCTTTGTATCTTGCTCCATCAGGACAATTTTCTTTAATGTTTGTGTAGTTATCAGGAAAACCCTGTAATCTCTCGCACTCAACTGGAGTTAGTCTGCGGACAGCCATGTTAGTTGCAACCGAATGAGCTGGGTATCCACCATCACCACCAGACCTTAGTGTTGGGCTAATATTCTGTCCAACGTCTCTTGCTGCATCGCATTGAGTAAAACCAATAGATTGCACTAAATGTCCTTCTCTGCCACCAGCATTGCAATTTAATGTAGCAGCAACTTGAATTGGTTTAATTCTGCTATCTTGGTTATGCCATTCATAAGCAATATTTTGCACGAAAGGTATATTGCCACCACCAGAACCCCATGTACTGGTTACTGTTTGGCAAGTTTTACCCATTTCTTTTACTCGACTATCCGATGGATGGTTTTCATAAACTTTTTGAACAATCATTTTGTCTGTATTGTATGAATCAACACCTTTGTAATCTCTTGCTAATAAAGTGCCGACAGTATCATTTGTTACAAAAGTTTCGCTACCACCAGAAAGGTCTCCGCCACTTGCCCTTAAAGTGCCAGCTATTGCATCTTCACGATATTGTCCAAAGCCACTTTTAACATATCCGGCAATGTCTTTCCCCTTGCTTTTGCCCTTCTTAATATCCCTTCGCAAGCTCTCGGACTCAAATAATACTTCTGCGGTAGGTCTCCAGTCTCCAAGACATCCGACAACAAACACTCGTCTGCGTCTTTGTGCGACTCCGAAGTATTGAGCATCAAGCACCCTGTAGCTCCACCCATACCCGAGTTCGCCCAACGCACCAAGGAAGCTGCCAAAGTCTCGCCCCCCCCCGCTACTAAGGACACCTGGCACATTTTCCCAAATGAACCACTTGGGTCTAAAGTGGTCAAGAATTCCAACATAGGTGAGAGCAAGATTGCCTCTTGGATCTTCAAGTCCTTTCCTAAGTCCTGCAACAGAGAATGATTGGCAGGGAGTTCCTCCGACCAAAAGTCCGATTGAGTCATTTATTTTCCACTCCTTATATTTTGTCATATCGCCAAAGTTGGTTACTTGCGGATAATGATGTGCAAGAACCTGACTTGGGAACTTTTCTATTTCAGAAAAGCCTACAGGCTTCCACCCCATATGATGCCAAGCTACTGTCGCTGCCTCTATACCAGAACAGACTGATAAGTAGTTCACATCTGCCCCTCTAGCTCTAGGATTCTACGATGTAGTCTTTGTCTGTACTGATCCATAGACTCGCCAGGATAAGGCTGACATCCTACTTCTCTGCCTTTAGCAAGAGTTCCCTGATCTGACCGATGCCATGCTAATACTTCTTTTTTCTTTTCCTCGATAACAATCTCGTCAGAAAATCTTTCATTGTTCAACCAAGTACTTGCATGAGGGATAAACTCCCAATCAGTTCCCTTTGCTGCCCAGTATTTTCGATGCTCTACTATTGCCTCTAGTGCTTTTTGTTGGTTGTCTAGACTTAGCTTTTCCCACGATCTTTTTGCTGTTAGCTTTCCGACCTTTTTTGGGTATTGCGACCAAAAGTTCTCGAATGTCATTTTCCCTTTTCCTTTCGTTTACTACTGTTTCCATTACTGCTGTAAAACCTGCTTGCATTAAAAACTTATGACCGGCTTTATCCATCGTGAGTTCGCACTCTGCCGATCCATCTGGTAGTTCTTTAATTATATTAACTTGTATCTTCATCTATAAACACCTTTATGTTTTTGTTAAAGTCTGCTTTCATAAGAACTGGCTTATTTAAGCAATCTAACATTTTATATAGATTCTGCTTTACTTCTTCTAAGTCCTCTCCCATTACACCAACACCTCTAGCTGTGTACAGATAAGGCTCATGGTTCTTATCGTAAAAGACCTCGCACACCTCGACCCAAGGCTTTCCATCGTTCTCGTCTGAAAAGTCTACCACTCTATGATTCCAATGCATTATTTACTCGCCAAGATGTAAAGACCAACATTACTAAACGCATATCCTGTATATACAACTGCCATAGGCACATTGCCCTTTACTCCTTGCTCAATCCCAATATAAAGGTATATCAAGCCTGTAACAATAATAAGCCAAGCACTCACTTTTTCTTTCTTAACTCTATGTGCTTTTGTAGAATATACCAAAACTTAGATTTGATAATCATTTTTTCCCCTTTGTAACTTTAATAATCTTATACGAGTTCTACAAATAAGTCCTAAGTGTTTTCCCTAATCCATTTATTTCTGTAGATTTGGAGAGCTTCTGTATATCCGTTAATTTGGTGAATGTCATGCGTTCCTTGGGTAAAGTGGGTCAGCATCCTGTATCCATCTTTTATACAGAAGTTGTTTAGCCCTCGGTCTGCCATCTGTCGGCAAATATCCTGATCGTAGAAGTGATAGCTAGGTATAGACTCATCAAACCGCACATCTTGGCAAGTAGCCAGCATTAATCCATCTAGGTGCAAGCAGAACTCTTTGCCATCGCTAAAGTACAGTATTCCGCTACGAGGGTCTAGTACGCTACCAACACATTGTCCTTCCCACCAAGGAGATGCCTCTGTCTGGCTGCCTATAACCCCTATCATGCCTATATCCTCAACACAGTAGGCTAGTAGGTTCATCCTAAGTAAGTGTGGGTTAGTAACAATAATGTCGTGATGGATAAAGCACTTTATCTTGTGTTTAGCTCTGTCTATGCCTGTGTTATACCCTTGTGCAATAGACTGTGGTTTTTCTACCACTACAATCTCATCATCCTCTTGTAGAAGTAATGACTTAAGTAAACATCTCTCTAGGATAGATGGATTATGGGTACAAACAATGTAACTTATAGATTCCATAAACAACCTTTAGGTAATGTTTATATAACAATATACAACTTGTAGGTAAATATTTAATTAACTATATATTTTGTATATATTTTGACAATACTCCACTAAAGGGTGATAGGCATTTATTCTGCCACCCTGACCCATCTGTTACCAGACTAGTCCTTCCTAAGATAATGTTCTACTCAATTGCAGATTAGCTCACCCATTTATCTACAATTTTGTGCAGTACCCATTTAAGTCTGCTAGGCTTGCCATCGGGTAATGAGCCTATCTTTTCTTCCACGCTGCCGATCTAAGCACTATGTTTCGCCTGGAGTGCGAGCAGAAATAGAAAAACCCCATAAGGTAGCTCTAAGTTGATCTCATTTA